GTGCGCATCATCGACTACATAGAGGATAGCCATCGCACGCTGGATTGGTACGTCGCACAGCTGGAAAAGCGCACCTATCGATGGGGCACTGATTACCTGCCGCACGACGGAAAGACGCGCAATTTTCAAACTGGCAAGTCCACCGAGCAGCTACTGCGAGAGCTGGGCCGCCCATCTGTTCGAAGCCAGGATCGCGCCGAGGATGTAGAGGAGGGCATCAAAGCAGTGCGGATGATATTCCCACGGCTCTACATCGACCAGCGCAAATGTGCCCGCCTGCTTGAGTGCGTCAAGCGCTACCAGCGGCGCATCCATGCCGTGACCCACGAGCCCATGGAACCATTGCATGACAGCTACAGCCACGGCGCCGACGCCATGCGCTATGTGGCGACATGGGTGCCGCAGATGACCAGCAGCGCAGTGCAGGAATACACAGAACCCGACGCGCCCGATTGGCGCATGTGATGACCGCCGAGGCCAACTCTATGAAATACCTCAAGCCACCCGAGAATGCCGATCTTGGCGAAACGATGACCGTGGCCGAATGGGCAGACATCATCAATCAAGCCATATACCAGCCGCCATGGAGAGCGCAGGCCGACATCGAGGCAGACTATGTGGACGGCAATCAACTTGACTCCAAGCTGCTGCAGCGGCTCAAGGCTATCGGCATCCCACCGGCCAAAGAAAACATCATCGGGCCGGCCATCGCGGCAGTATGCGGCTACGAGGCCAAGACCCGCACTGACTGGCGCGTGACACCGGATGGTGATCCGTCGGGGCAAGACGTGGCCGATGCGCTGAGCTTCCGAATCAACCAGGCCGAGCGGCACTCCAAAGCAGACACGGCCATGAGCGAGGCTTTCCGCCCGCAGGTAAGCGTAGGCATTGGATGGGTGGAAGTGGCGCGTACCAGTGACCCTTTCTCGCACCCATTACGCTGCCGCGCCGTGCACCGGAATGAGATTTTCTGGGACATGCGCGCTCTGGAAAAGGACTTGAGCGATGCGGCTTGGCTTTTCCGTGAGAGGTATATCAAGAAGTCCCGCGCAGCCGCAGCATTCCCGCAGCACCGCGAGCTGATACAGCAGGCCGACGTGGTGAGCGGATTAGGTGGCTACGGGAGCTTTCTGTTCGAGGGTGGCGTCTCCACCGGCTTGCACCAGGGCGACCAGATCAATCGCGCATGGACTACGCGCGAGCAGGCGTGGTATCGCAAGGAGACGGACGAGGTGTGCTTGGCCGAGGTGTGGTATCGCCGCTGGGTCAATACCGTGGTGCTGCGCATGCGTGGTGGCCGCGTCGTTGAGTTTGACGAGGCCAATCCCAAGCACCAGGCCGCCGTAGCAGGCGGACACGGAACACTGGAGCGCACTACCGTTGCCCGCGTGCGGCGATGCTATTGGATGGGGCCGCACTTGCTGCACGACAGCGTGAGCCCGTATCCGCACCCGCATTTCCCGTATGTACCTTTCTGGGGATACCGCGAAGACATGACAGGCGTTCCGTTCGGCCTAGTGCGCGACATGATTTTCCCGCAGGACAATCTCAACAGCACTATTGCCAAGCTGCGATGGGGCATTGCTTCTGCTCGCACGGAGCGCACCAAGGGCGCAGTGGCCATGTCGGATGAGCAATTTCGCAGGCAGATTGCACGCCCGGATGCCGACATCATACTCGACGCCGATCACATGGCCCGCCAAGGATCGAGATTTGAGGTAAAGCGTGACTTTACACTCAATAATCAGCAATTCCAGTTAATGACGGACAGCCGCGCGGCGCTGGAGCGCGTGAGCGGTATCACGGCATCCATGCAGGGGCGCCAGGGTACGGCACGATCCGGCCTGCAGGAGCAGACGCAACTGGAGCAGTCGCAGGTCAGCATTGCCGATCTGATGGACAATTTCAAGGAGGGGCGCACCATGGTTGGAGAGCTGTTGATGGCGCTCATCATCGAGGACATTGGCACTGAGGAGCAGACCGTTGTGATCGAGGGCGACACGCTCAACCCGCCGCGCACTGTGGTTCTAAATCATCCAGAGATCGACCCGGAAACCGGCATGCCGTACCTGAGCAATGACATTCAACGCACGAGGATCACGGTCGCGCTTGAGGATGTTCCAACGTCAAGCAGCTTCCGCGCCCAGCAGCTCAACGCACTGTCAGAGTCCATCAAAGCCATGCCCGCCGAGCAGCAGCAGGCGGTTTTCCCGTTTATGATCGATCTTATGGACTTGCCACGCAAAAAAGACGTTGTGGAGGCTTTGCGCGCATCGAGTGGCCAGGCCGACCCAGAGGCTATACGCGAGCAGGTAAAGCAGGAGCTGATGCACGACCTCAAGGAGCGCGAGCTGGCTTTGCGCGAGCGGGAGATTGCGGCGCGGGAGAGGCTGCTGCAGGCGCAGACGGTGCANACTGGNGTGCAAGNCNGCATANNNNGCNATGCAGNNNGGAGCGCAGATNGCNCAGATGCCNCAGATNGCNCCGATAGCNGANGNNGTNNTNCAAGGNGCNGGCTACNNGCGCCCNACNCNNTACGGNGANGACCCCAACTTNCCGCAGCCNNCAGGCGCGGCCATGCCNGCCGAGGCTATGGATGTGCAGCAGAACACCAGCCCAGCGTTCCCGCCCGTGCCAGATGACGGCACTTCACCCATGGCTGGGATCGAGACACCGACGACTGCCGACAACCTTGAGGTACAGCCATGAACGACCAGCAAATTGAGCAAGAAATCCAAGCAAAAGGCAAGACCGCGCCGCGCGTGACGCCAGCGGATATTGAGGCCAACATCGCCAGCGAGTATTACTTCACTGCAGAGCGGGGCGCGCTCGCTGCGTTCAATCCGCCGACTGGCGCTGACATCGTGCCTACCGAGCTGTCACTGGTCACTTTCTGTGTTCTGGTGCTGCGCAACGGCTTCACCGTGACCGGAGAGTCGGCCTGCGCCAGTCCAGAGAACTTCGATGCCGAGATTGGCCTCAAGATCGCACGCGCCAATGCAGTGCAGAAGATTTGGCCTCTCATGGGCTATGCGCTGAAAGAGAAGCTGACCACATAAGCAGCAGCGCTCCACCCCACAAGCCACCCTACGCGGTGGCTTTTTTGTCGCCACCCAGCATAGGGCGCAGCCTTTCGCGCGTAATGAGCGACATTGGAGCTACCGGCTCGTGATGAGCTGGTCAATCCCACCGCTGGAGAGCGTGACGGCTTGGGCTTCGGCCCTGGCCCGATCCTTGACACGGTGTGCATACCAACCGCCGGATGGATTTCCGGCTTATGGAGCACAAGTGACAACTGAAGCACAGCAACTGCTGGATGCGGCTTTCGCAGGCAAATTGAACCTGGATGCGGATGCAGGCCAGGAATTTACCGCTACCGCCAACAGCGAACCAGAGAACCCGCCCACCGACGCCGAAGCAACCGGCACAGCAGCTCAGGATGACGAGCAGCCCGCGCCCATTGCAAGCAAGTCTGGTGCATACACGATCCCTTTTGAAAAACTCACCGAGGCACGTCAAGCCCGCGATGCTTACAAGGCCGAAGCCGAAGCCTTGAAAGCGCAGATCGCAGAACTGACCGCTGCCCAGGCTCAGAACCTCGCCGCCGCACAGGCTCAGGCGCAGGCCCGCGCGGATGCGGGGCAAGCACCGACCAAGGCGGACGCCAACTTGGCAGCAGCGCAAGCCGCCGTCGAGGAAGGTGTGGACGCATCCCTGTTTGGGGACTTCTCCGAGGAAGCACTCGCCAAGGGCATTGCACAGCTGGTCGAGCAGCGCGCCGCCGCACTGGTGGATGCCAAGCTCAATGCAGCGCTGGCACCGTACCGCGAGCGCGAAGCCGTGAGTGCAGCCGATGCCCATACAAAGGCCATCTACGCAGCGCATCCAGACGCTGACGAGGTGCATGAGTCGGCAGAGTTCAAGAAGTGGGTCAGTAGCCAGCCTAGCTATGCCAGGTCTGCCATCGAGCAGACGCTTTCCAATGGAAACACGCAGCAGGTGATTGAGGTGTTCTCGGCCTTTAAGGCTTCGACCGGACGCGGAAATACTGCCGACGCCGTGAGCAAAGCCTTGGCCAATGCACAGCAGCGACCGCCTACGAGTCTGTCCGACTTGCAAGGTGTGTCGGGCGCAGGTGCCACCGATGCCGAGCGCGTAGCAGCGCTGGCCGGTGATCCTGCAGCATTGCTGGACTTTATGGCCGGTTTGAGCCCTGAAAAGCAAAACCGGCTGATGAACAGCGTGGTGTAACCGCCGCGCAATCAATAACAGGGCCGCCTTGTGATGAGGCTGCCTTATCCAATCGGAGGAGGTCATCATGACCAAGACGGTAGTAGGCGCAGGAAGTAGTAATGCGCAATTTATCCAGGCTGCGGGTCTGTTCGCACAGTCCATGCAGCGCAATTCCACCCTCAACCGCATGGTCGGCAAGATGCCTTCCACCGAGGGAGAGGTTAACCAGGTGCTGCGCAAGCAAACCAGCACCGACATGCCCATCGTTCGCACGGTGGACTTGAGCCGCAGCAAGGGCGATGAGGTGGAATTCCACTTTGTGCAGCCCGTTGGCGCTTACCCCATCATGGGTAGCCGCATGGCCGAAGGCAAGGGCACTGGCATTTCGCTGGACAAGGCTCGCGTTCGCGTCAACCAGGCACGTTTCCCGGTTGACGTGGGCGATACCATGACCGATCTGCGCAGCCCGGTTGACTTCCGCAAGGTCGGCCGCCCCATCGCACAGTCGCTGATGGACAGCTACCAAGACCAGTCCATGCTGGTGCACCTGGCCGGAGCCCGCGGCTTCCACGACAACATCGAGTGGCGCCTTCCCACGGCTGACCACGCAGATTTTGCCGAGATGGCCGTGAATCAGGTGAAGGCACCCACCAAAAACCGCCACTTCCTTGCCGATGGCACTGGCATCAAGCCTTTCGCCGTGAGCGGGGGCGAGGTGGATTTGGCCACGACCGACCTGCTCGATATGGACGTTGTGGATAGCATCCGCACGGTGATCGAGTCGATTGCACTGCCCCCGCCCGCGATCAAAATCCCTGGCGACAAGGTGGCCGAGGACTCGCCGCTGCGCTGCCTGATGGTGTCGCCTGCACAATACCATTCTTTCGCCCAGGACACCAACTTCCGCCAGTTCCAAGCAAATGCGATGGCCCGCGCCTCCAAAGCGGAGAACCATCCTCTGTTTCTTGGCGAAGTCGGTCTGTGGAATGGCGTGCTGATCTGCAAGATGCCCAAGCCCATCCGCTTCTACGCTGGCGACACGATCAAGTACGCCGCCTCGTACACCAGCGAGACCGAGAGCGATTGCGTGGTGCCCGCCAGCTTCAGCACGACCCACGCCGTTGATCGCGCTCTGCTGCTTGGTGGCCAGGCGCTGGCGCAAGCCTTCGGCGTGAGCAAACACGGCGGCATGCCCTTCTTCTGGAAGGAAAAGGACTTTGACCACGGCGACAAGATGGAGCTGCTGATTGGCGCCATCCAGGGCCTGGCCAAGGTGCGTTGGCTTGTGGATCAAGGTGCGGGCACCAAGCATTTCACCGACCACGGCGTGATCGCCATCGACACGGCAGTTCCGATCATCGGCGCTCGCCAGTAAGCCATGAGTGACCGGGTTGCACTGCGCGACCCGGCCTCAACCATCTTCAATTTTTGATTACGGAGGCTGACATGGCCACGATCACCAAGAAACCCAATCCCCGCCTGCAAGTAGGCGTCACTCCCTGGGGCAATGCCCACGGCCTGCAATACACCCTGCAGACCGCATCCAACGGCGGCGCTGTTGGCGCTGATACTAGCGCTGCCATCGCTTCGGGCGACAAAGTGCGCCTTGGCGTCATCCCCGCAGGCTCAGTGCTGCTGGACAGCCAAGTCGTCATCTCCACCGCCATGACTGCCTTGGTCACTGGCAACGTGGGCTTCGAGTATGTGGACGGCGTGGACAGCACATCGGTACCCCAAGACGCAGCATACTTCGGAACAGCCCTGGCACTGAACACCACCGGACGCCTGCGCAATGCCACCACCAATGCGCCGGTGACATTGCCCAAGGACGCATGGCTGACGCTGACAACGGGAGGCGCCGCCAACGCCAAGGCAGCCCGCGTGGATGTGGTGCTGACGGTGGCATCCGAAGGCACTGCCTAAGCGCATAGCGCAACGATGAAGCAAGCCGGTTCGCCGGCTTGTTTCGCATGAACACTAGAGGACGATGGCATGAACCTGACCCGACTTACCTACAGCGGACGCAAGACCTACAGCGACAAGCTGACCTCCAATACTTGGCGCCCCGGCGACAAAAAGCTGGTATCCGAGGAATCGGCAAAGAGGCTGCTGCGCTTCGCAGAGTTCGCCAAGTCTGAGGACGGCGCTGCCACTGACGCGGAAATAGAGCGGGCCTTGATCGTGCAGCATGAGTCCAATCGCAAGCAAGACGACGAGCGCCAGCAGCTGGAGTCCATGCTGCTGACCATCGAGCAGATGGACAAGGGCGCGCTGGAGTCTTACGCGCGAAAGTACGAGGTGGAGATCGACAAGCGCCTGGCCATTGGCAAGCTGCGGGCAGAGGTATCTACCCTCGTGGAACGGTTTGGAGTACGCTGATATGACGCTGGAGCAGCTTATCGAGCGCTTTCGCATCGAGGCCGATGACCGCGTCGATCCGTATCTGTGGGAAGACGAATGGCTTATCGACTGGTTCAACGAGGCGCAGGACGAGGCGGCAATACGCGCGCGGCTGCTGCTGGATGACTACACCACGGAGCTGTGCCAGATCGCGGTGACGCCTGGGGTGGATAGCTATGCGCTGCACCCCAAGCTGTACGAGATTGCACACCTGCGCTTTGTCTCGACAGACCTGCCAAGCGAGCCCAAGATGGTGACGCGCGAGTGGCTCGATCGGATGCAGCCAGAGTGGAGATCATTGCCGCAAGATGCCCCCAAGTGGGCCATACAGACCGATACCAGGCTGCGGCTGGTGCCCGTTCCATCGGTGGCCGGCACCCTGCATCTCGAGGCTTACCGCCTACCAATGAATGCCATGGCGACAGGCGCCAATAAGCCTGAGATTCACCAGGCCCACCACATCCACCTGATTCAGTGGGTTCTGTACCGCGCTTTCGGCAAGCCGGACGCCGATGCTCACGACCCGCAGCGCGCCGAGCGGGCATATGCGATGTTTGAGCAGTATTTCGGCAAGCGCCCAGATGCTGATCTGCGCCGATCGACTCGCTACGACGAGGTGCAGGCCAATGTGAGCTACGTACTCTAGCCAGGATCGCGCTTACTACAACGGAGACAATGTGGAAATTGGATACCGCATCCGATGCAGACATTGACCTAAGCCATGATGAAACACAAACGAGGCGATACCTTCGACATTATTGCCACCATCTCGCAAACTGTCCCTGATGGATATTTTGTAGGTTGGGAAGTGGCTTCGCAAATACGCGACCCCAGCAATAGACTTGTGGCGACCTTGGCTGCGGTGTGGGCAGACGACACCACTACGCGAAACCTAAGACTAACGTGCGTAGATACAAGCGACTGGCCTATAGGTAACCTAGAGATGGACATGCAGTTCACGAATACGGCCAATGGGCACATTGTTAGCACCAGTACCATCGCTATCAAAGTGGTAAAGGATATAACGTATGCCTGACCCTATTGTTCTTGAGCTTACCGTAGCACAGCCTCAGATTCAGCTATTTTTTAACCCTGATCCTGTAGAGGTAACTGCGGAGATAGCAAAAGCACTCGTAGGCCCTAACGGGGCAGAAGCGGATAAAGACTTGTTCTTTCAAGTAAAGAATAGGTTTTCTGAGATTGCAGAAGATGAAACTGCAAAACAGGCAGCAAGGTCTAATCTAGGTCTTTCTGTAATCGACGGCGGAACATTCAACTAAGGAAAAATCATGGCACGCATTCAACTTAAACGCGGCCTGAAGGCTAACCTCCCAACGACCGGCATGCTGGCCGGTGAGCCGATGGTCACCATCGACAGAGGCACGCTGCACATCGCTACGGATGCAACAACCAAATTGGCTGTTGTTCCGGCGATTGACGACTTGTCAACACTCGCCAGCATTAACGGTGTTGAGGACTTGCTGATCATTCATGATGCTAGTGGTACAGGACAGAAAGAAAAGAAGATCACCATCGACGCTTTCAAGACAGCCCTGAATATTCCAGTAGGTGATACCGATGAAAAGGTGGCGGTAGTAGCTGGCGGCACTTCTGGTTATATCTGGGGCACAGATGGCACAGACGGCGTCATCCGCATGAACACGTCGATGGCGTGGACAAAAGACGCGAGCAACGGATTTGTAACGCTTGCTGTTGGTGATGTTGACGGCGGCACGTTTTAATTAGGGAGGTAGCCTCGATATGGCACGCCTTA